AATCAGGGAGAAGTTCGGGGGTAAATCTACCGGCGCATCAGACGTATTAAGCCCGTAGAACCCCGGCGCAGATATCGAGAAAGGGGTGATCTGCTTCATCAGCAAGCCACCCAAGCGTCGTTCTCTACCTGTCTAGTCGCTTCGATGGCGATGTAATCAGCCAAGCAGGACTTGAACAGCATATACGCCTCAGAGGAACTCTGCCCACCATCCTCGCCACGCTCTACGATCGCTCTAGCGTAGGCGCCAAGGATAACAGGTTCATCAGGTACGGTGATTACGTCAGAGTCTGCGGATAGATCGGCTTGCGGTACGAACAGATTAACCTGTAAGGTAAATACCCCGTTAGGTGTAGGCCACAAACTGATCTTGCTATCCGTACCATCGAAACCATCCCATGCGTAGTACGAAGGATGCCCAGTCTGTACCGTGGTGAGTTGGTTCTGGTTGGTTATCCATTGCGCCGGCACGTTGTGCAACTGAAGTTGGTTCGTCGTGTCGTTGATAACCACATCCTTGTGGCGTCGGCCGGAACCCGTAACCGTGTATTGGCTAGTGCCTCCTGCGGTGACTACGGGGATGACTGTCTGTAGTGCGTCCCAATTCCAAGCATCCTCTACTTGGCGCTTACACTCATTTACCATGCGCCCGATCAAGGCTGAGTAAGCCGTAGAGGATACGGTCGCCACGCTGGATTCGCGGAGTTTGGCTAGGACTGCGTTAACACAAGATAAGTAAGTCGCCATTATTGAACTCCATTCATAAGCAGCCTTTTAGCCTTCTTGGTTTGTGATATCTTTAATTGCAAGTGAGCATAAACGTAATGATTGTTGAGTTGCAGAAACGTGGACATTGATTATTCTCCTGACAGCATTCCGGTAGCACGTTGCGGCTGAGACAGTATATTTGATGTAAGCATACCGGCATCTGCACCTAGTAAGCCTGCGCGATTAGCCCGTACCCATTGCACGATTTCATCTCTAGCCGCAGGAGGCATCTCAGAGAGCAATTGAGACAACTTCTTAGGATCTGCTGCTGCCTCGTAAAGCAATCGTTGCGCTGCGGTATCTGTTTCTGCTCCTGCTTTACCAAGGAATTTGCGAATTATGGCAATAGGACGGCTAATGATGGCGGGGATAACGTCCAGCAACTCTTCCGCAGGAGATTTCATTGCAGGTAGAGATGGGGCTTGCAACCGACCATAAGCCTCTTGACGCTTCAAGCTCTCAGCAACAGGATTGACCACGTTCCGCATCTGATCCTGCGTCATTACTTCTCGCACATCGCTAAACTGTGATTGCCCGGCACGCTTCAGCGTTCTAGGTGCTTCCTGCAATGTATTGAGATACGAACTTGCTCGCTCTGCACCAGATGGAGATCGCAATGACTTCAGTAGCTGCTCCGCAACTTCCGCTTGATTCTGCGGGGCAGAGTAGTTCTTGAATATCTGATTTGCTGTAGCGTAAGCGCCAGACTGAGACTTCATTGAATTTGTAAGTAGTCTGCGAGCATCGACTAGCTGATTCCGCAAAGTAACAGTAGGCGTGTCTGTAGCTTGAGCAATATCGTCAATCTTCTTGCTCAGTTCATCCTTTACTCGCTGCAATGCAGCAACAGACTGAGCAGGATTCCGTGGCATGAATGGCTCAGGTTCAAGCGTACCAAACTGATTGAATGGGCGCGGGGTATATCCCGGCTCAGAGATTCCTGCTGCGGTCGAGCGCCCACCGGCAACCATATTTGCCTGACCTTGCATTGCGCTTGTTGCGGCTCTTCCAGCAGGCTGTGCTGCCTGACCTCCATATAACACCGCTTGCAACTCTGGCGACATTTGCACCATGTCACGGTTTGCCATAGCGTATAGAGGATCAGTTACTTGCTTCCTCATTGCCTCTGCTTCAGACAACCCAGTACGTCCGGTATTCGGGTTAAAGAACCTGCGCCCCTTTGTAGCCAACTCTTCAAGTGGAGCGCGTCTTGCGACCTCACTAGCCAAATCTGCCTCCGCAAATGCCGGTGCTGCTGTAACGCTACGTCGCGCCTGTTCCTCAATAGACTTCAAGGCAGGAATTGGGGTCTTACCGCTAACTGCCGCTAGTCCAGCAGTTACTCGCTCGCCTGGAACCAATGCCGACAACTGGTTCAGCTCCTTGATGGCCTGTTGCTTCTGCTGCGGATCGGAGAACACTTTATTGAGCCAGTTGATTACCTGCCCATGCTCTCCTGCCTTCCATGTAGCAATCAGCCTGTGCGCCTCATCAGCAATATTGGCTAATGGAGTCATTGCCCCACCTAATGCGCCACCAATCAATGTACCAGAAATGATACCTGTAATCGGATCCTCAGACAGAGCCCCACCAACAGCACCACCAGCGCCAGCAGCAGCGACGTTTTGCTTGAGTGCTGATAACTTGGCAACCTTTGGCAAGGCCGAGACAAGCTGTGCTGCCTTCATCCCAAGCAAGGTTTCAACAGGTTTCAGCATCCGTCCGGTTGTGCGCCATCCATCTTCAGTAGCAACATTTTGGATTCTCGGAGCATCTTCGAGGAAGCCTGGAACCATCCCTGCCGCTACATTGACTACAGGTTGCGGAATGTTCATTGTGGCAAGCAACCTATCAGCAAGAGTAGGCTTTTCTATCTTAGAGAAATCTACTCCCTTGGTGGGTTTAGGCGCAGCAATCCCTGCCTTAGTCAAGAACTCGTCATACCCCATATCGGAGTAGAACTTCTTATGGAATCCTTGCAATAGTGCATCATCAGGAATGTCCTCGTACTGAGGGTATTGCTCTCGGATCTCCTTGATACCCATGATTACTTCTTCCTCAGTCCAAGTGGATCATTTTCCGGTTGCTGCTCTTTGGTTACTTTTGGCTTTGGTATTGTTCCGATTCCGAACTCAGGCATTTTCTCTAAGTATGGATCGTATGTCGTTGAGTATCCTTCCTTAACCCTAGACTCAAGACCACGCAACTGAGCGCGAAGATTTTGGAGTTGATTCTTGAATTCCTTGCTCTTTGGATCTAATGCAGCCAATGAGTCAGAAACAATCTTCCACTCTTGTACCGCCATATTCCCAAGTTTCCCGCTTTGCGAAGCAATACTTCTACCTAATGTCGCTGTCTTACCCTTGATTTCGTTAAGGATGGTTTCAGCCGCTTTAGCTTCGCCAGTCGTAACAGAGGTTTCCGGCGCAGAAGGAAGATACGCCTGCCATCCTGTCATCTTTGACAAACCTGGATGTGTCTCAAGCCGTTCAATAGCCTTATCAAGAAACGCAGCATCACTCTCAACTTGACCAACCATTTGACGATCTTTACCCATCAGAACCCGCAGCTTACGATCTTGCTCTGCCGTCATGGGCTTTTCTACATTACCTTGCAATCCTTTGAATTGCTGTAGAGCCATACGGGATTCTGCTTGAATAGCAGCAATTTCACGCCTAGCAGCAGTAGCCTCTTTTGCCGCTTCAGAACGCTGTTCAATAGAAAGCCGCATATCCTCCGAGCGCAATTTTGCTGCTTCCGCCTTCTGCGCAAGCGCATCCTTTGCCGCCTCTATCTTGTCCAGCCGCTGTTGCGCGCGCTCATCCCTACGGAACAATGCCTCATCCCTTGTCTTGAACTCATCTAGCGCGGCCTTGCGGCTACCTTCTTCCATCGCCTTCGCCTGCTGCGCCAACAGATAAGCCCTCTTCTGATCGCCCATCTGCATGAACCGCTCAGCAGCAGTACGCAATCCCTGCGGAGTCTGTAGGTCAGCACCTTTGAATGCTGCTTGGCGATTCTCAGCCTCTGCAACCTGCGGAAGCACCATACCCTGCGACTCAGCCAACATCCCGCCTAACCCCTGCCCTACCCGTCCTGCGAGGTATGCGGGGATCTTGCGCGGATCCATGTTGGCAAACTGCATGGCCTGTTGATCCAATGCAGCCTGTTGCTGCTGCTGTGCCTCGTAAGGGCTGAGGCCGAACATTCCTGAAACGATGTCTTGTGCCATTTCAATATCCCCACTGACCGGCGTTATTCGCCCAATCCTGATCGGTTGGATTCACTGTATAAGGAAAAGTCGGTTGCTGCTGCGGAACATACGGGTTCTGCGTAGTAGGCTGGCGGTTCTGGTAGGTGTTATAGGCATTCATACCACCCATAATTCCAGCAGTCCAAGGATTCACCTGTTGTGCTACCTGCGGCGTCTGTAGTCGTGCGTTAGCAGTAGATTGCTGACCACCTATCGTCGTACCCATGTCCATTGCTTGCTGCCCAAGCTGCTCCAGTCCGGTAATCGCACCTATCGCAGTGCCTAGCGGCTGGTATCCCTGACTCATCAATCCCAATCCCTGATTAGCCAAAGCTAAACTCTGTGTCGGTGCGTTAGCGGCTAGACGGGCATTCTCCTGCTGGATAGCGTTGTAGTAAGCAGCCATCTCAGGATTCGTAGCCATCGTGGTAGATGTTCCACCAGTAGACAATCCCATACGTCCAGTCTGTTGAGCGTTATTCCTGATTGCAGCCAATCCTTGCTCACGGGTAGGCGACAATAGACCAAGTTGCTCCTGCATATACTGCTCAGGAGTCTTCATTGCACCTCGGCCTAACTGTACTGCCTTTTCCCAATCTCCTTGTAGCCCACCCACCATGCCTATCTGACGATCCTGGAGCATCTTCACATCAGGATTCAGGTTATATTCGGCAGAGGTTAAACGTCCATTGGCATCGTAGCCAAAGTCAGACTGACCGAAACGAGTGGTTACTCCTACCGGACGAAACTTGGCATTCTCATTCTGCTGCCTGATGAGTTCGTTGTTCTTATCTGTAATCTCTTTGTTAGTCTTATTCTGCTCATTTCCAGCAACCACCGTAGCTAGAGTTGGGATAATAACTTTGGCTACGTCAGTCAGAGAGATTGGCGGAGGTACTGTGCCTGCTGGAGGTACTGTGCCTGCTGGAGGTACTGTGCCTGCTGGAGGTACTGTGCCTGCTGGAGGAGTAAGCATCCCGCCAGTAGGGATCGTCCCGGGCAACGCTTGCGATCCAGCAATCAATGATCCAGTATTCCCTGCGGCAACATTAGCAACAACATTAGACGCAAGCGTTGCAGCGATTGTTGCATCAATCCCGGCAGCAGTAAGAATGGCACTTATCTCTGCCGTACTACCCAATCCTGCAAGCCCCCCAGCAACTTCAGCGGGAGTAAATCCAGCAGCTAGAAGCTGCGCTGTCTCGGTTGCTAACATGCCTGACGCTGTAGTTGTACCACCTGCCGCAGCACCAGCGCCACCAAGCAACCCACTACCATTGATTAGATTAACCCCACTGACTACTGCTGCAATCTTACCAGCAGCACCAAGCATATCCATGTAAAACTCTTTGTCATCGGCATCCTCTGCGGTAGCTGCGGCTTGCGATGCTTGCTCACGGAATTGGTTATTGATTGTTTGATTCTGCGTAGCGTTACGGTCAAAAATAGTCAATGCAGCAGGGTCGTAAGTTCCAATAATCTCCCTAGCAACATTCAAAGGGTCAGAGTTGTACTGATATCCTGTTCCATACTTGTTGTAGTGGTTCTGTAGAGCAGACATTGCTGCTTGATCTAGCTTAACTGGATCTACATTAGGAAGAGCAGATTTAATCCACGCTTCCACCAACAATTTAGCCGGGTTACTGTACTCGTTAGCGTAGATACCCCCACTCCCAAGAGTAGGAGGAGACATCATTCCGCCTTCTTCCGTGGGTTGTTGTTTCTGGTAATTGATGCCACTCCATCCACCATATAGCATATCTCTGCTGGCATCGGCCTTAACATTATTGCCTAATCCAATTTGATAAGGATTGGAATAGTTACCACCAAACATCCCTGTCACATCACTAGCAGAAACCTTGTATTGATCTGCTATTTGCTGATCTGTTTTACCTTGCGCACGAAGGTAATTGTAGTAAGTCTGCAATTCAGCTTGCGATGGTTGTGCAGTCTGCGTAGGTGTAGGCGTTGCTACAGGTTGTGCTGCCGGAGCCTGATATGGTGTCGGGTCAGGTTGTGCAGGGCCACCAGCCAGAGGACTCCCCATCAACGAATATCCACCGGCAAACTGTGACGTTACATCAGCAGCAGAAACGCCATACATTGAGGCGATCTGTGCGTCGGTGTATCCCGTATTCCGTAGCGAGTTGTAATGCTGCTGCAATTCCTGCTGAGTAGCCATGATAGTTACACCTCTTCCGCTTCGACAACAAGCGGTTGCTCATCAACAATCTTTGGTTTGCGGTTGTAGGTACGCTGCTTCATGGGGGTTGTCTCCGGTACAGGCGTTGCACACTGTTCTTCGGACTTCAAGACAACCTCATCATACTCAGTCTCCTTCCTCATTGACTGAATATCGTCCTCGCGCACGAAGGATACCGTATTTCCACTCTGTCTGCAACGGAACGTAACTGCTTGCGGTGTTTGCATACCAACCTCCAGATGTAAAAAACCCCAAGGGGATTAGCCTTGGGGTGTGCTTCATGCGTTACTGCTTACCAAGCCGGACGGCCAATGAGGATCTTGACGACACCACCATTCAATGCGTCAGCAGCAAACTCAGCTACGTCAGCATGGACGATGAAATTCACCGTGTTAGCCGAGCCAACTTCAGCCCGAATAACCGCGCCGTCGCCGCCAGCATCAAACGCATCCACTGTCAGACTTTGCCCGATAACCATATCCCCAAGAGCAACGCCGGGAACGGTAAGGCTGACTGAAAGTGTATCGTTGATGGCGACGGCATCCTGATCTGCGATAGAAGCAGTGACAGCCCACATTTCCGAGAATGCACCCTGAAACTGCTTGTTGCCGCGTTCGACTAGCGTTACTGTGATTGTGTTAGCCATGATTTATTCCTTTCAAATCAAGGGGTTAGTCAGGCGGGGACAATTAGGCTTAGGGCCGCATAATCACGCATCTCAACCGTGCCAAAAATACAATCAGCCGTAACGAGGTAGCCAAGGTATTCTTGCTTGTACTGCTGCTGGACGCGAACGCCTTGAGCCTCAGCAAGCATGATGGCGTCCTGATGAACCAGGGCGCAAGCACGATACTTGGTTTCCGAGCCAGCAGAGTGATCCACGGTATGACCGAACTCATCAACATAGGCGTTGGAAGTCAGAGTCGTGCCAGAGAAGTTCACCGACTGCGTACCAGTGGTCGAGTTGCAGTGGATCCACGGGCAGAGCGACGAAGCATACACTTCAACGCCGTACAGGTTGCCGATACGCCCCGTCTTGATGGCAGCACCGTCGCCAACGAAGGCTTGCTCAGTGAAGCGCGAGATGCCACGCAACGTCTTGATGACAGTCGGGGGAACCACCAGGCCACACTCGCCGGTATTCACATCGTTGTCTTCCAGAGTCTGCATGGCTTGACGCAGGCCAGCATCCGTCAGCGCCGTACCGTTACCGGACGAAGCACCGGAGAAGTTGGTCGAGCCATCACCACCGATAACGGCCTTCTCAAACAGGTTGGTGGCACCAGCGATCGAACCACCGTTCATCGTCGCCATGATCTTGTGAATCTCGGCATCGACGCGACGGGCCAGCGCATAACCAGCGTCCTTGGTGTAAAAACGCTTCATGCCGTTCAGCGCGAAGATGTCAGCGATGTCTTCGTACAGCTTGCTGTATTCGTAGTGCTTGTTGATGACCAACTGAATCTCGTTGGCGGTGTCAGCGATCAGCGTTACCTGAGTCGAAGCAGCCTTGGCCGACGCATCGCCACGGCCCGGATTCGGGAATGTGATGGTGTCGCCCTTGTGCTTGCTGTGCGTCATCGTGTCGATAAGACCACGCATAACGGTTTTCGCCATGTAGGTGGCAATGGCTTCGTCTTCCCACTGTTCGGGAATCCACTTGGCCTGAGTGGTTAGAGTACTGTGATTGGTTCCGAGTCCCATGATGTTGCTCCTTGAAAAGTTTTACTGCGTTAAGGTTTGATCCTGCCGTCTGCGTAGGCCGCATTGATTACGTCAGCCATCTGCGCAAACTTGGCAGGGTTCTTCATTTGCAATTCACGAAGCGCCCTACGGCTGTAGTATTTCTTCCCCGCCTCACCCGTCCCGCCGATATCCACCGCCGCTGCTGACATCGCCTCTTTGCGGGAAGTCTTATCAACTTCCTGAGACTGCGCCATACGCAACTGTTTCAACTGCTTGAACGTCGAAAAGAGTTCGTTACCGGCTTCCAAGTCGTAGTTCTGATCCGCTGCCTTCAAGAGAGATTGCCGCACTTTGCTGGCATTCACATACTCTTGAAACTCCGGATCGCTGACCAATGTGCCAGCGTCCGGGTGCATCTGGAAGAACTGCTGCTTGGCTAACGCCCGTTGAGCTTGCATCGCGTACTGCTGCGCTTGCTGCACTGCCGGGTTGTTAGTTACTGCCCGATTAACGGCCTCCTGCGGGTTCTCAAAGAAATCTACTTCTTTCGGTGCTTCTTCTTTCGGCTTCGTGTTGAGTTGTGACTTGATGATATCGTCGGTCAAGCGACGCAACTCACCCAGTTCGTTCCCTTGCCGGGATAGCGACTTTTCCAGATCAGCAGCGTACTTCGCTACGTCCTTGAGCTGCTTTCCGCGGAACTGCTTGGGGATATCAACATCTTCGGCAACCTCGACCTTGGCCTCTTCAGCAACAATCTGCTGTTCAACCGCTTCCAGTTCGCCTACGTCATCCAACACTTCGTCTGCCATTTGTTGCTCCTTTACGGGTCACAGTAAAACTCTTCACCGTTTGCCCATCTATAAGATCGGCTGATGTAATAGTTACAGTATATCGAATTTACCTTATAGTCAAGGTTTTCGCTATTTGCGTGTTTGCTATTTGATCGTATCGCGCTTTGCGGCTAACCGATGACGCTGCTCACGGACAGTTGCCCATTTATCGTATGCGCCAGGGAATCCTGGGTCTGTGCCATCCAGCGCAACATGGGGCATCCCGATCACCCGATAGGCGTGTGCGCCGCATTCGCACTGGGTGAACTTGGCTTCCGAGTCGATGTAGCGTTCAAACTCGGCTTGGCAGGTGTCGCAGTGGAAGTCCCTCAGAATTCGCATTAACGCTTTTCCTCTTCTAGAAGTTCATCGAAAGCCTCACGGCTCACCCGTTCAATGTTCAGGAACCAGTCCATCATCGAAACTTCACCCTGTCTTACGCCTAGCTTACGCAGGTCATCCACGCCGGATACTGTGTCGGTCGAGTCACGCATGGTCTGGATGTCGTCACGCAGATCCCGCCAGCCCTGCGAGTTGAACATGCTCAGGCGGTTGTCGTAGTAGTCTCGGAGGTCTTTATCCATATCAATTCTTCATCACAATGATTGAAAACGAACAATCTAGCTTATTACCTGCTGGCGCGCCTCCGGGGATAGCCGAGATTTTCACAATGGCATTTGCCGGCAATTCACGATACTCAAGTAGTCCATTCACTGCTTGGCCTGCCGCAAGAAACCACCTATCCAAAAAGTGATACACCGTGGAAATCAGGCCATCATCGGCAAACACTGTTGCGCGGATACGGGTGTCCATCGTGTTACCAATCGCACCGACATCCCAATGCACCAGATGCACATGGCTATCTGAGGGGACTTTATACCGTCCAGAAAGACTGCGATTCCCACCTGCCTTGATGTATTCAAAAGTCGTAGCTACGGTTGCCGCGCCATTGGTGCTGCTAATCGTAAGATTACCGACTGACACTTCACTTGAACCAGTTGAATCCACTTCCATCCATTGAATGAATGAATACCCGGTTCCTATACTTACCGGAGTTGTTCCATTCAACGTGTCGGTGCGAACCTGCTGAAGCCCATTAGTGTCTAGATATACAGTGCGAACTGTTCTCGCCCCAGTACCTGCCGCAGCATCACTTGCGCTGGTGCTGACAAGGTAAAGCGTCTGCCCGGTTGTCGGGGTATTCATCAGTGCCTGAGATGTGTCAAGATACTCGCACGCATCTCCGAGAACTGATGTACTCGACCACCCTAAAGTGCGGCTACCCATGATGTGATACAGCGACGCTTCATGCCCACTTAAATACCCCGTATGTTGAACAGAGTATTCTGGGGAATAGTTACCGTTCGGAGGGAAATAGGTGAAGCCACTCATGGCAAATACCTCACAGCGCACCACCCTTCCGTAGTTCAGTCCCGCTTACGGTGATCGTTAAACCACTGATCGAGCCGATAGCTTGCAAAAAGCCTCCAGCAGTCATATGCTGGTTTCCACACCAATGGACTGTCGTATGTGGCGCTATCTGCACTTCCTTCATCACCGCATTGGAATCGCCTACAGCTACACTCACTGGGACAAGGTGAAGGGAACATGTGATAGGACTCGCAGTAGTGTTAGCGATCATAAAGTCTTGTATCGTGACTTCCATTCCTGTCGGGACGGTGTAGATCAGAACCCCTGATCCAGTAGTTATTGCTTTTTGGCCTAACTGTCTCATGGAATCCATGCACTCCCATTCCAGTATCTCAGCGTCTTTTGCGACACAAGCAACTTCCCAATCGAGCCGGCGAGCGTCAGGTCGCTTGTCATCGTGTTCCAGACATCGCTTGCCGCGACGTAGTTGGCCGAGATGATCCCAGCCGGTAGCCCTTGCGACCAGTAGCCGAACTCGCCGGAATTGACAGCAACAGGTGTCGGGGCGGATACCCCATCGACCCACACGTTACCCGCCGAGCCGCGCACGGTGACGGTCA